AGTCTACCATTTAGAACACCAGCAAAAGTATTACCAGTATCATCAACATTAAGTTGATTTGAGTTCAAAGCAGGAGTATAATCTAGAATGCCGGCCATTTGCATTGCTGATGCAACATCAGAAGAACAAATCATAATGTTACCTTTGCCTCTACGGGTATCACGTGAGATTTGGTTACATTCGCGTTCTAGATGGAACATTAGACCTTTGAATTTTTCAACTGACCAACGACCATTTGAGTCTGTGTCAAGATCAAAAATACCTGATGTGGTAGTTCCAGTGTTTGCACCACGAGTAGCAGTAATAGCAATAGTTCTAATTACTTCTCTATTGATTTCAGCAAGAATTTCTGTGGTAAGAATGTTAGCTAATTCAGTTTCAGCATCCAGACCATGAATGGCGCGTAAATCTTGGGCCATTTCTTGTGAGTATTCAGCTTTCAATGCACGAGATTTTGCAGTAACGGACATTGATTCGATACTGAAACTCATTTGTGGAATTGCAGTATTACCAGATGCGCCTAATGCTTCGGATTGAGCAGTTGACATACCACCACCAAAGTTGTAAATACCTTCTTCGGCAAGGTTGGCAGTTACAGATGTGGTCCCTGGTAGAGTTCCAACATTTTTATTACCAATAGTATTAGCACCAGAAAGAACAGATGAATATGCAGTATTAACTTCATTGTAGAAGGTTTCTGCACCAGTCTGATTGGTATAACGTGACCGCATGGCGAAGATAAGACCTGTAGGGCCAGTCATAGGCTGAACACCACAAACATCATAAGCCATAATGTTAGGCATAGTTCTGCGGACCATAGAAATTAATACAGGATCGTAATTATCAATACTAGAACCAGTTACGTTAGTTGGCACGCCAGCTTCTAACAGTGAACGTGGGTTATAAGACCCAGTTTCTCTAATTGCCTTTTCAGTATTTTCTAACAGAGTAGCTGTAACACTTCTACGTCTAGCATCAGTAATTGGAGGAAGACCTGCAACTTCTAGTAGTGGTTTCCATCTTTTTACGATTTCTTCATTAAGTTCCATTTAAATAACTCCTTGTGTTTAATTATATATATTTTTTATTAGATTTTGGTAGTTCTAGCGATGGCGTTAATATAGCTTGCCATTGCAGGATCAGTAATTTGATCGGTATTAGAACTGTCTTTTGCTTCCTCAGTTAAAGAAGCAATTCCAATCACTTCTTCTTGCTCTGTAATGACATCATCACTACCAGAAAAATGAGCTTCTTTAATAGTTACTAATTTGGATTGAAAATCTTCCATATCTTGATAACTTAAATTTTCGATTAGAGTTAGGAATTTTAATGAATCACTTTCAGTTAAATCTTTAGTCATTCCTATTGCAATAATATCTCTATTTAATTCTTCATTAGCTGTGGCTAGTTGAAAATTCTTATTTTGAATACTATTAATTTCTTGTTTAAGGGTTTCTAGTTCTTGTTCTAGTTCACCTAGAATGTCATATTTGTCTTCTGGAACATCAACATAATGTTCAGTAAATAATTTATGCAGACCTAGCATGAAACTTTCCTGTAGATCATATTTAATTGATTTTTCTATAGCAAGTTTATTGGTTTCAGCCCATTCATTAACAGTATGGGTTAGATATTCATCAATACCCTCTGCTAACTCAGTTTTATATTCTTCAACTAATTCATTGAATTGAACTTCCTGTTCTTCCTGTAACTTGGCGGCGTCAATTGTTAATCTTGCATTGACAGCACTTTCAATTAGGGTAGAAACCTTAGTTTTAAATTCTTCTGACAATTCAGATTCAGAGAACATAGCATCAACGTCTTCTTTAACTGGGGATGCTTTTGCTCTAATAGTAGCTGCATTCCCAGCAGCCGCACCAGGAGGAACACCAAGATCAGCATTTGGACCGAATTGCGCCATTGACTGATTAAAAAAATCGACTAATTCTGATTTCTTCATACCATTTAATGATTGCATCATACCAGAAAGCATGTCAGATTTGGTCATACCATCTGCTGGCATTGAATTAGGTTTTAATGTATCTGAGGCGGCAGTTTCGTCTAATTGCATTTCATTTTCATCTTTAATTGACATGTTTTCTTCCTTACATTTCTTTATTTAAGTATATATTATTATTTAAATTTCGATTTGATTTCATTAATGAACATATTGAAAACAGTTAATGCTTTCTGTTCATCTAATTTTTTTCCTGATTTTTTGATTTTATCAGTCAATTCTTCTAATACCCAGGAATTGGCAGCCTCATTAAAAATCCAATCTCGGCCTTCCATAATACCATTCATTAATGCATTAGGGGCAGATGGATCAAAAACGATATCCCCAGCAGTTGCAAATCTTAAATCAGATTGCACTTCCATAATACCATTACGTTCTACTAATGAACCCATACCTCTTGTGGACATACCAATTTTAATTTGTTCATCTAATAGATTTTTGACTATTCTGCCATTAGGAGTGTCTAAAATTTTAGCTTTACCAACATAATCATTACCACTTCTGACTAATGACTCAATATTATGACTAACTAATGGAAGATTAATATTGGGACTTTCTGGATGGCCGAGTTCGCCTAATGCTCTTTTAGTATTAATAGATTCATTAATATACCTATCAACTTCCTTTTCAAGAACATTCATGGGGTAAATTCTACGATTTCTGTTTGGAATAGAGCCTTGAATGAAAATACCTTCTACATAGTAATTTTTCTTATTACTAGCGCCAGTTTCCTCTATGATTATAGATACGTCCTCTATATTTTCTCTAAGAAATTTCATTTTATCCCCTATACGCTATTTTTGTTGCAACAGCATCAGATGAAGTATTAGATAATAATAAATCTGATGGTCGTTTTTCTACAAGTATATAATTTGGATTTGTTACGAAAATAGATGACTGATTTGCCCCAGATGAATTAGCAATAGTTATTATAGCGTGCTGATTATGTGTTGTAATATATACTAATGTAGCATTACTGACAGTATTACCAGTTGTGCCTAAATAAATTGCATTTGATAATGGTTTTATTATATTCACAGTATTATTCTTTATTAACTATTGACATGGGCATCTTCGCCTCTATTATAAGAAGCAGGCATTTGTTGTCTATTTGTGCGTTCAGGAATTGAGGTATCTCTAAATGGCAATCCATTTTCATTTTTAACAGGGTAATCAATTACATTAATAGTATGTTTATCCTCAAATTCCTGTTCATCCCCAGATTTTGGTAAATAACCACCTTTAAACATATCACTTGCTACTCTTGGACGCATGGCATCTAATTTAGAAGAAACTTTAGCTGCTAATATGTTATTGACAGAATTAACGAAATCTGTTGCATTTCTAGCCTGCGAAAAATTAATTAAATTTTTACTTTCATTGATAGTATTTCCATTATATTCTTCACCTAGGCCGCGAAGATTTCCATCATGAGGACCACCTTCATTATGTGATAAATAATGGCTTTTGCCACTTTTATCTTTTTTTATTTCGCCATTAACATAAGATTTTGCTTGATCTAAAGTTTCATGTGGTCTAATATTTTCCCATACGGAACTACCAAAACGTGGATGATTTACCGTTCTACCCTGAACCATAAATCCATGTTTAAAACTACCATCTTCTTGTTTAATTGAATTTGGGACATATCTTATACGATATTCCTCTCTATGGGATTCATCTTTACTTTCATTGATTATTGTCATTTTCATTTCCTTATGTCTAAATAATTTATGCTTTATTTTATTTAGTGTTATTAGATTTTGGTTTAGGTGCCGGCGTCGCGGCTTCTGGATCAGGGGACATTTGTGCCTGTTGTAATTGAATTTTCAACTGAGACTGTGCCTGCATTTCCCCAATAGTAATATCTCTTTCAGCTTGCTGGAATTGTCTAGCATCTTCTTTCTGCTTATCAATTTCAGCATTAGCATCCATTTGAGCAATTTCTTCATTGGTCTGTTTTAGAATTGTTTTTCTAATATAACTTTCATCATAATATTTGCCGATATAAACTTCGGCAATACTAGCTAGATTAAGTCTTTCTTTCATAATTTGAGTTTGTTTTAATTCAGCAAAATAGTTATCTACAGTAAATGAGAATTTCAATTCTTCTTTGAGGAATTTCCAGTCATTACTATTAATAATTTTTTTGAGAATTAATTGTTTTTCTAGAAAGCTAAGAAATAAGCCCTGAAATCTAGTTCTCATTCTCTGTATCATTTTATAGAATTTAACTTCATCTCTACTGATACTATCAGTTTGTCCAAATACAAATGGGGAATCTGAGTTTAATCTATTAGTAGGAATATTTAATGAATTATATAATGCTTCCTTGAAATAAGTAATATCAGAAATATCACCTAAATTAGATGCGCCAGGAAGTGTAGAAATTTCTGTTCCTCTCCCGCCTTCCCTGCGAGGAATCCAATAGTCTTCAAGCATAGTAGCAAATTTACGTTCGTCCCTAACTTCGCCAGTAGATGCGTCATATACTAATTTATTCTTATGTTTTACCATCATGTCCCGAACATGTTGTTCAGCTTTTGCTTTTGGTAAATTTCCAATGTCAATGTAGAAAATACGTCTTTCTGGGGCACGGGAGATTCTATAAATTAATGCAGAATCTTCTACCGCTCTAAGCATATTCATTGGACGAATTGCTTTATGAAGATATGACAATACCATCTGATTAGTTTTATCAGTTAATCCAGACGTGCAAAATACGATGGAATCTTTGGCAATTTTTAAACTATATTGAGCGTTAAAATCTTTACCTGATGCATTAGACTTATTTGAGAATAGAAAATATTCAGTAACTTTCTGTTTTGGAATATCACCATTATTAGATTGTTGAACAAAATTTTCCCCTTTAAGAGTTCTAACTTCTCTAATTTTTCTAATGTTTCTTGGATCAATATTTCTTAATTCTTTAATACCACGACTAAGATTTTTTTCATCTACGATTGCATGATAATACAATCTGCCATCAATATACCATTGTCTAAAAATTTCATATGCTCTGTTATTAAAATTTAATAATTGAAGACAATATTCAAATTCTCTTTTAATGGAATATTTTAATTGATCAGGAATGTTGATTAAATCCATATTTAATTCGACAATTCTACCAGTATCATCATCAACTGAAATAGCTTCATTAGTTATTTCATCAACGGCAGTCTCTACTTCCGCCTGTAGGGCCATATCTCTATATCTAGTGATAAGGTCTGCCTCAGTCTTACTAGCGCCTTCTAGATCAACGTAGCTGCTAGTAAATCCACCAACAGCAATATTTACTCCACCATCGTCAGATATTGGTGGAGTAAATGATTGATTTTCTTCTTCTTTAGGAACTCTTTTTAATTCAATACCAAATAATTTCATAAATCATATCCTAATATTATAATAATTATATATTAGAGTATATTAAATTATTGATCAAATCCCTGATCTAATAACCAATAATCATATGCAAATGTTACGGGGAATTCTTCAATTGTATTTTGATTGTCCCATGAAAGGTCAATTGCACCAATTTGAATTGGAAATGCCCCAATCATTCTATATGTTCTTAATGGTAATCCATTTTGACTTAATTGAGTAACTGTGACATCTTGTTTATAATTTAATATTTGGGTCATAGCAGGATCACGAATATTAGAAACAGGTAAATTTAAGTCAAAATGCCATTCTTCAAAGGCACCTCTTACATCAAAAGTTTCACTATTAATAATTGAAATTGCCCAATTATTATATGTTCTATCCCCAGCTAACTTAACTTTTCTCCCAAAAAATCCAACATCAATATTACTAATAATACTTTCTGGAATTGACGCCGCCTTGGCCATATAAGACACTGCTGTTAAATTATCTTTACCGGCGGCAGAAGAAGAACTATTTGGGAAGTTACAAGTAACATAAAATAATGTTGGTCTTGCTCCACCATTAACTAATCTTGTTTTAAATTCTTCAATATTTGAAATCGTAGCCATTATATTTTATCTCCTTAAAAAATTTTAATAATAAGTAGTAGTTTTAATTACTACTACTTATGATGTCATTTGATAGCTTGCAAGGCTATCAGTATTACCAATAATTTCATTAAACTCTGTTCCCGTTGCAGTAGCTACGAAATTTAACTGAATGAAGTTAATTGATCTAGCAGGTTTAATATAGATATCAGCAATAAATCCATTTGTATCAATAACATCAGGAGTATTATTAGTTGTATCACAAATTAATCTATAATCATAAATTCCACGTCTACCTTTAACATCACGTAGAATTGGATCAATTTGTCCTACGAATTGTGCTCTAGTAAATTCATCATTCATTTCAAATAGTGTGAATTTTGCAACGTCAGAGATTACTCTTTGTAGATAGATGAATAATTGTCTGACGTTAATTCTATCAAAAGCAGAATTCATACCATAAGTTGTTTTATCTCCAAATAGAATTGCTTCTTTCCCTCTAAATTGAACATATGGATTAATATTAATTGGATTTGGATATATATCATCACGTTCTCGTTGAGAAGGGTTGAATTTAAGTTGACGACAAACTCTAACTTCGCCTCTATTAAACCCAGCAGGAGATAACCATGGACCGGCATTAAACGCACTTCTTGCTACTATACCAGCAGTATCCCCATTTAATGGAATATCAATAAAACTATCATTATACCGATTGTAAATAGTTTTATATCCAGAATCTAGAACTAAGAAAGATGATTTAGTAACTGCGTTTGCCCATAACGATAATGTTGTAGTAATATTATTAATGTCGGCTGATTTAGTTACATATTCTTTTTTAGGAGAAGCGAATGCCATACAATCGCGTCGAGTTTCGCATATTTCAGTAGTAATATAATTGATTAAGCCTTCACCATAATCCCCACCATTAGCTTTACCTTGTATTAGATAATCGACATCAATTTTGTCTTTATCTTTGAATAAATCATATCCCTCCATAAGAGTATTAAGGGCAATATTATCTTCTGTAACAGTATCGGAACCATTGCCTAGAAAAGCAGTATATGGTAGAGTATCTAAATTAGACATTAAAGTTGGATTTGTAATAGCAATTCCTGATCTATGATTAGCCCACCATACATAACTATTTTGTAAATCATTATTAATATTAATATGATAATTCGCACCATAGGCCGCTTTTTTATTTTGTGGAACAAATTTAAGATCAGCCCTAGTTCCTTGAGATTTAAAGACAACATTATTATCTTTATCTGCAATTACAGTAAATATTTTATCATTAACGTAATATGTATTAGCCCCTATTCCTCTTTTTAATTGAGAAGTAGAAGGGTCGGTATCTGATGCAAACGGCGCGCCAGGAAATGCTCTATTAGCAGGATTAGGAGTAAACCGATGAAATTCCCACTGTCTAAGCATAACCGCAGCCTGAGTAGTTCCGGCTAATCTGAAATTTTGCCCACTAACTATGATTGTAGATGTTGGACGAGTCCAAGCAGATTCTAGAGTTAATACTACGTTTGCACCAACAACTTGTTTTGATGCAATCAAATTAAATTGTGCAGGAAATCCATCAGTTTTACCAGTTGCAGATGGTCTAACTTCTAGAGATAACACGTCTCTATATGCAAACGCGGCGGCTAATACTGCGGCGGCGGCATTAGTAGCAGTAACAACGTTTGCACTTTTACTGCCCTGAACGAACATTACGTTTGCAGAAGCAGCAGAGAATTTTGGATTTAAATTTTGAACATAAGCATTAGCACTATCACACATGCTTATTCTAAATCCATTTGAAGTATTGCCACTGGTTCTAGCTACCCATAACACATTGGTATCTGTAGTATACCCATTAGCAGTAATTTTACTTCTCCATTGAGTATCATCAAGAATAGTTCTTCCATCAGCATTAGTTGTAGTGTAATTAGTAATACTGAAAGATTCTTGATTAGACACGGAAACTGGTCTATATGTTAGATTAACAGTTAATGTAGAAGCTGAATTAGATTGATTATTGGCTGTAATATTCATAAATCCTTCTGCGCTGATTGGAAAATCAGAAGAAGAATAAATGCCATTATTTACTAATGATAATGCAGTAATTTCACCATTTGAATTTGTGGTAACGCTAACGTTAGCCGCAGTATAGGTTGTTCCGCCAATAATGTTAATTATATTTGAATTTGAAAATGTTCCTGACTGAGTATTTAATGTAATAGTATCAATTTCGGTTGTAGTTTTAGCATATGCATTGAATGCAGTATTATTAGCCACCCGAACAACATACAATCCCTGTGAATACCCTAAATATTGGGCAGCGGTGAAAAATGTTTCGTCATTACCACCATCAGGTGTTCCGAAAATTTCAGATAACTCCTTTTCATTTCTAATCATAGTTGGTTCATTGATTGGTCCTTGTGCGAACACCCCAACGATAGCCCCAAATGGTTTACGTGGCACATTCTGGCCAGTTCGTGTTAAATCAAACTCTCTAACTTCAATTCCAGGGCTTAAAAGATTAATTGCCATACATAACTCTCCATTTAAATCTCTATTATTATTATTTTTATTTAGTTAATATGGCATTTTGGTATGATTAGTCGTATCTTAAAAATCTTTCAAATTCTGAATAACTTAATTCCCTGACTTCATCAGAATAATCATATTCTTCGGCAGAGGAAATCATAGGCAATAAATCTTCATCTATTAATTGAAAATTCTCACTAACTAATCTTTCTCTAACGTTTGTATCAGTCCAGTCTTTAAAATATGGCTGTTGCACTAACCATGCAAATAATACACAACACATTGCTAAATCATCATGATGACCTTCTGCCGCCTGATAACTTTCCCCCACTTCAATAAAATTATAAAATTCATCTTTAACCTGTTCATCTACCATTAATAATTTATCATTTTCTACTAATGATTTCAAGTTGGTGCAACCAATTCTTTTTACTAATTTAGTTGTTCTTACGCCAACAGCAGGTTTCATTCCAAATCCACTACTCATGGATTGCCCTGCGCGACCTTTGAATTGGGAGAAAATCATATTTTCATATTCCATTTCTCGATATAAAATATCTGCTACCTGTTGTCCGTTGTCATTTACTTCCACGCAAATATATGCATCATTAAATGACTTGGCAAATTGATAAATTATATTAGGAAATAATAATGGAGATATAGTATTATTTTTATATCTACCTACAATTTTATATGGAATTTCTGTTACATCAAATATTACGAATGCACAATAATCCCCACCAACCCCACGGGCAGTATCCACAATTATAATGTATAATCGTTTTCGATTTTCTTTTTTAGATGGATCAACATATATTGCCATATCCATATCTTCTTTAATTGGAATTTCTGTGGGAATATTTTGTAATTTTTCCGATGCAATTAATGTATTCTGTGATCCAAGGAATTCCACTCCATATTCCTGATTGAATTGCATTTGCGATGAATTTCTAATGGTTTCTTGTTGCCATTTTTCATCTCTACCAGGAACCATTGACCAATGAACAGATATAGGAACAAATGAATTTTTATTATTTTCGGCATCAATCCAAATTCTATAAAATCTATTCATCCCATTTGGTGTTGATGTAATAATCATTTTTGTTTCATCACCAGCAGAAATAGTAGGTAATACTGTGGCAAAGAATTCATTTTGAATATTCTCGGGAACGAATGCAAATTCGTCAAGATACACGCAATTATACGTCTTTCCTCTAACGCTATTACCTGAAGTTGCAGAAGCCTCTATCTTTGATCCATTTTCTAATATGATATTACCTTTGTTCCATTCAACTATGCCCTGTTGTAGCCATTTAGGTAAATGTTCATATGAGAATTGCAATCTACTTAAAATTTCCCTTGCCTGTGAGGATTTATGTGCAAGAACAGCAATAGAATAATTCTCATGAAAAAGAATATACCATAATAATACTGCCACAACTGTTTGGGTTTTACCTGACTGTCTAGGAATTTTACATATAGTAAATCTACAATTAACGAAAGTATCAACCATTTCCTCCTGGAAATCCCATAAAGTAAATGGTGTTAATCCTTTATTTAAGGTAATAATTTTAATATATTTTTTAATAAAATATTTTGGATCAACCATGCATTTTTTAAATTCGTCCAGTTGTTTCTTAGTATAATTTACTGGAACATTTACTTTTTTTAATCGTTGATTTCCTAGATAAAATACATTCTTATCAATAATAGTTGTCATTATTATTCCTCAGATTCATCGTCATCATGTTCTATCGTTTTTTGTTGTGGATTAATGGCCTGTAATAAATCCTTAGTGCTACCAACAAAAATATTGTTATTATTTATTTTACGATTATCATTATTTACATTAGTTGATTTTTCTCTTATATTAATATCAACTAATATTTTATTGGAATCAACTAAGGTTCTAATGAGATTAGCCAATACTTCATATGCTCTAGGATGCTCAGATTGCCTTGCCACATCTATAAGATCATCCAGAGAACTAGACCCTTTCATGATGATGTCTTTAATATTGAATTTTGCCTGTTCAATATCAGCATATTCCTCATTGGCACCAGGAATATTTAATTTTCTAGATAATTGGGTAGGTGTTATATTTAAAATTCTAGATAATTTATCTTTCTCATTATCTTTCTCATTATCAGACATTATATTCTCTCTTAATCATTATATTCAGATATATCTATGCTTATACCATAATCGTCTGTTGATTTAATATATTCAATAGGTATAGACAATTCACTATTAGATGTTGGGGAACCATTAGCAAATAATCCTGGTGTTATAGTAATGGTAGAATCTATGGCAGTATTTACTATTACATTAGTAACATCAGCCCGTCTCAGTGAGGTAGATGAAATTATAGTATTAGTAGAATTGAAATTGCCTGATACCCCACCAACCTGAACATAAGACTCCGTGGAATATTCAACTACGCCTCTAGCGGTTATTCGTTTACCATTTGTCTGATAAATCCTATCTCCTTGAAGGAATGCAGGATTAGTATTTGATGTAACATATAAATCTACGAAAGTTCCACCTAATTTAGAAATGTTAACTGTTGTTCTTTTAATAATACCAATATTTCTAATTGGTCCACATAACCACCCCTTCATGACGAATTGCATGGTATTAACAATATATCTTGGAGTTTCCATTGATCCCTCATAGCGGTCACTCATAACAACATTCTGTAATACGACTGGAATATCCATGGCTAAATCTAAATCTGGAATTAATATAATAGATGATGTCCATTCAGGGGCGAAGTATGGTAAAATTTGCTCCACTACCTGCAAATTATCCTCAATATTTTTAGAATATACACTTAATGAAAAGGTAATATTATAAGGTATCAATGTATGAACATAATTATATTCATTACTATTAATTGGATTTTGAATGACTATTTTCTGTTGATTGTTTAACTTCCGGCCTGCATCATAATTTATAGCCGTTATTTCAAATGAAATTCTAGGAAGAGTTATTGCTATGGATCGTTCCGCCTTTAAATCTTCTTCCATTCTAGCAATGAATTTTTGTTTTGGTCCATATGCTATGGGAACAGTTATTGATTGAATTAATGACTCACCACTATCCCGACGTTCAATGATAATATCATTAAATAGTGATCCAAAATATATTACATATTTTTTTAATAAAGTATGGTAATAATAATTATTTGTTAACATTATAGGCTTCCAAATGGGTTAGTGACTGAGAAATCATTGATTAAATCAGATTCAGTCTGAATAATAATATTTTGAAAATTACGTTCTTGTCTATATTCAGTATGATATTCCATTTCAATAACTTCATCATTTTCCGTAGTTAGTTCCCCTCCTAATTCAGAGAGAATAGAGGTTGGACCCGTATTAGCCAATGAAAATTTATTGATGGTATTATCAATTTCTGGAATACCTGTATCAATTCTCTCTGATGAGAATTCAAACAATTCGCATTTAAGAAGAAACACGTAATTTTTACCTAATGTAAAAAATGGTGTTGTGGTATTGACATATTTGATTTCAAAATAACTTCCTGTAGTTGGAAAATAAATAATGTCGCCTTCCATTGGTCTTACATTATTTTCATGATTTCCAATTTCCTCCATATATCTTCTCTTTGATACATTGAATGACATACTATCTCTTATTTCAAATCCAAATTTGGTAATCATATCACCTTGACCACCAAATCCCGTTGTTTCCACAACGTAACCTTCTAGAGTATATGCACGATCAAATAATGAAATTAAATCTTCCTTGAAGATATCATCTAATTTTACTAAAGTTCTTGGTAAATATTTTAATTCTAAACCATGTATTTGAATAGACTCTACTACTAAGTCTTCAATTAAATCTTGTTCTTGTTTATATGATTTATCAAAATAAAAATTTACCGCCATTCATATTATCCTAATAAATACGCGGTAGGTAATGAATATGAATTAATCATTTCACTTTCTAATTCTGAAATTTCGCCTTTAGCTTCTGTAAGAATTCTTTGGCCATCAAAGGTAATTCCACCCATCAACTGAATACCAGTATACTTAGTTAGGTTGATACCCCATTGTTCCTTTATCAGTGCCGTGGCATAATGAGCTAACCACCTATCTCCCCAGGCATCAGTATAAACATCTGGGTCTACAATTTGATAGGCTTCCACAACGATATAATCGCCAGTATTTAACTTTTCCCAATTCATATCAATATACAATTTATTAATATGACGGTTATATCTAATAGGTTGTTTACCTATTATTATTTCCTCAAATAACCTAACCTTACTCATCATTGTATAATATGGAACTAGAGATTGATTGGTATAATGATACATGTCATTAAGGGCCATCTGATATCTAACATCAAACATATTCACGCTACTAATAGCACTACCAATATCAAAAATATTAATAACTCCCATTATATTTTCAGGAATAGTTAAGTACTTATTATCTTTATCAGTCTGAGTTACAACATATTTAAGGAACATTTTTTCAGTTCCATCGAAATGATAATCATAATAATATTTTAATGCTTCATCAATACGATCTTCTACTTGTTCATCTGCAACATTTATTTTAGTGACTGGTGATCCTAATTTTCTAAGGCAATATTCTTTAAATTGTTCTCTTGTTGTAGGAATTGCCATATTAATCTTGCTCCGATTTTAAATATATTACATATTCTTTTCTATCTTGCAATTTAACAAGAATTTCTATATCCTTTATATATACGTTATATTCTTTTTTAGATTCCAATCTTACCAAAGCCATATTAATACGATACTTGTGGATTAATAGTAATGAATCCTTCTACGGCTCTAGACACTACATTTGATGAAGACGTTAATTTGAAATCATAGATATATTTGTCTTTATATGACATATTATTAGTTTGTAATGATGTTAATGTTCCCCGCATAATACCATTTGAAAAAGTATTAACTTGAAATGATACGGGGGTATTGGCCGAAATAAATTTTCTCGCTTTACCTACCCCCGTATATGTGCTAAGATTAATAGTATTATTGGCACTATCTTTAATGAGAAAGTCTACTTCAAAAGTAGCTCCCTGATCAATTATTAAATTTACTGAATCTGCCATTGTAATTCCTTAATTATTCATCATAATAACCCAATTGCTACCATCGGATTGCAGCATTGCAAACTTTCCAGCAACATTGGTTAGTATATTATTTGCCGCAGTATTAGAATCTATTGGCTTGATGGATGCACTTGTGCTATTGATTGTTCTGGCTGCAATGGTTTTAACATACAGAATTCTTCCTGGGTAGGTTGCAGCAGCAGGCATGACTACATTACAATTGGCTGTAGTATCAAATATGATGGATGCATCTGTAGCGGTTACTGTGTAACTTGTAGAACTAACTTTAACCGGAACAGATAAAGCTATAGGTCCAGCCACACTAAATTTTGTATTTGGTGTTGGCGCACCAATACCTACGGTATTAAGGACTGTATCTAATACAAACGTTCCATTATCAATAGTAGTATTACCTGTAATAGTTACTTGATCGGAAAAGACAGCATTTCCTATGGTTATTAAATTTCCGTTTATATATAATTTTTCTGTAGGAGTGCCACTACCAACACCAACATTACCATTAGCAACAATTGATAATTTTGGTCCAGAAGTTAATGCATTATTTGATGACTCTCCGGTAGTATAAAAATGTATGGCTGATGGCATAGAATTTGGCCCCGGCGTCCCATTATTCAATACCATAATTCTTGCGGCTTCAATAGGCTGACCACCATCATCTGCATAAAAATCTAATCTACCAATTTGATCCCCATTAGCTACCGCAGAATAAGTTTCTATATTACCTGATCTAGTTTTATAGAATCCATATCTTGCACCCTGGTTGTGTATATTAGCTGTGGTTGCAGCAAGATATGAACCACCAGAATCTACTAGAGATTGAATTCTATATGCTGTTTTCACAGTGACAGCAGCATTTGCACCAGAAACTAAATATCCTGTACTTGTAATAACTGTTGGTGTGCTATCAGGACTAATTTGATCTTCTACATATAATGCATGACCAGACCCAGATTGTGTAATTTTAAGAGTAGGATTTGTGTCATTACTCTGAATATTCGCTGGGCCTTGAAATATTGCATTAGAAACATTTATATCAGTAAGAAATGTTACTTTATCGTCAAATATAGTATTTCCCGTTACGGTTAATCCGCCACCAATCGCAACATTTCCAGAAACATTTGCGGCACCTGTAACAGTTAATTTAGCATCAGGTGAAGTATTACCAATACCTATGCGATCATTAACATTATCAATATACAGAGTTCCTGTATCAATGTTGGTATTTCCAGTAACAATAAGATTATTTATTGTTACTGTATTTGAAAATGTGGCATTACCTGTTACTGTAACTGTGTTGGAAAAATTTACATTTCCAGTTACGGTCAGAGTATTAGCTAAATTAGTATTACCAATTACTGTTAAAGTATTAGCTAATGAAGCATTACCTGTAACAAATAGATTTGTTAATATTCCAACAGATGTGATATTATTATAGTCACCAGAAATTCTTGCAGTATTTATAGTCCCTGTAATAATATTTGTTGCATTAGTATAATATGAGGAAGGTTGACCATTTAAATAATTAGTATTATTAGAAGTTATATATGGTTGTGATACTGTGGCTAATGTTCCATAAACATTAGCCGATGCTCTAATATCACCCGTTACATTAAGAGTAGAACCTAAATTAGTATTACCTATAATATCAGTATTACCTGTTACATTAAGTTTAGATAATGTTGTATTACCTGTTACAATTAATGTGTTAGATAAATTAGTATTACCATTTATTGTGGTATTACCACTTACAGTAAGTCTAGATAATGTAGTATTGCCCGTTACGATTAATGTAGAACCTAAATTAGTATTGCCTATAATATCAGTATTACCAGTTACAGTCAATGTATTAGCTAATGTAGTATTACCAGTTACAGTCAATGTATTAGAAAATCTAGTATTACCAGTTACAACTAATGTATTAGCTAATGTAGTATTACCAGTTACAGTTAATGTATTAGCTAGAGCAGTATTACCAGTTACAGTTAATGTATTAGCTAATGTGGTATTACCAATAACAGAAAAAGTATTAGATAAATTAGTATTACCAGTTACCACTAATGTATTAGCTAATGTGGTATTACCAGTTACAGATAATTGACCACCAACAGATAATTGACTACCAAATGCTGCGTTTCCTGAGACGTTTGCGGTGCCGGTTACTACAAATTTAGCAGTTGGAGTTATTGAACCACCAACGCTAACATTACCATTAGCAAAAATAGCTAATTTCGGGCCGCCTGATAGTGCACTATTAGAGCCTTCACCTGTAACATAGAAATACATACTTGTAGGCATTGAATTTGGGCCAGGGGTGCCGTTATTCAATACCATAATTCTAGATGCTTCAATTGGCTGACCACCATCGTCCGCAAAGAAATCTAGTCTAGCTATCTGATCGCCATTGGTAACAGCAGAATATAATGCAGTATTTTCAGAACGTGATTTATAAAATGTAATTCTAGCCCCTTGGTTAGATAGATTAGCATATCCAGCAGCAAGATAATTTGTTCCAGTTCCAACCTCGGTTGATATGGATTGTATTCTTGCTACTGCCCCATTAATTGTAATTTGACTATTTGAACCGGCTATAAATACACCGTCATTAGTTATAACAGTTGGATTTGGGTCTGGGCTTGTGGTATCTTCAACATATAGAGCATGGCCAGTTCCACTCTGAGTAATTTTTAAAGCAGGATTTTCATCTGATACCTGCATTGTTGTTGGACCAGTTACAGTCAATGTATTATCTAAAGTAGTATTACCAGTTACCACTAATGTATTAGAAAGTGTAGTATTACCAGTTACAATCAATGTATTAGCTAATGTAGTATTGCCAGTTACCACTAATGTATTAGAAAGTGTAGTATTACCAGTTACAGTTAATGTATTAGATAATGTAGTATTACCAGTTACAACTAATGTATTAGCTAATGTAGTATTACCAGTTACAGTTAATGTATTAGATAAATTAGTATTGCCAGTTACATCTAATGTATTAGAAAGTGTAGTATTACCAGTTACAATCAATGTATTAGCTAATGTAGTATTGCCAGTTACCACTAATGTATTAGAAAGTCTAGTATTACCAGTTACGGTTAAGGTATTAGATAATGTAGTATTGCCAGTTACAGTTAATGTATTAGAAAGTCTAGTATTACCAGTTACAATCAATGTATTAGATAAATTAGTATTACCAGTTACAACTAATGTATTAGAAAGTCTAGTATTACCAGTTACAATCAATGTATTAGATAAATTAGTATTACCAGTTACAACTAATGTATTAGCCAAACTTACCGAATTAATATGACTAATTGTTCCAACCACTAATAAATTAGCTTGCATAGTAACATTAGAAGTGATAATTAATGTAGCAGGTGATGCTACTGATCCCCCTCGTAGTGCTGTGCCAGCAAATATAGTATTTGCACCAAAAATTCCGGTAATGTAACCATTTCCAGATGATGAATTTCCTGAACTACTATTATCAACCGTTATTACATGATTACTAATCGCACCAAGAGCTTGATTTACTTTACCTATTAAATTACTAAAGGTATCTGCGGATACATCGACATTGGCAATTGCTATACTCATTAAATTTTCTTCTCCAATACTATCTTCATTAGAAGATTTTTAATATCTATGATATCTTGCTTTAGTTCTTGATGCTCTTCATACATTTTTAATAATTTTCTATCGTTATTTCTTTTATTTTTATATGACATAAGAGAGTCATCATCAGTATTTAGTATAGCTTTATTATTATTATCCCTAACTAATTCTGGGTTATCTATTACTTTATGTTTCATTATATTTGAACTGCTATTGCACGCATGTCTCCAACTCTAGGAACAATATAAGATTGATCACTAGTTAATATAATTTTTAACGCAAAAGTATTATATCCATCAAAATATGAACCATCCTCATTATAATATCTTACAATAGAACTATTATTTGCATTTAGGAATGCAGTAGGAGTTAATGTTGCATCTGTTCCCGAACTAATAATATATTGTAATTCTTTATTATCAGATAAATCCACTTTACTAGAATATGGTTTAGGAGTAACTTCCTCCATTAATGACCAATATTTGTTATCCAGACTTTCTGAATCTTCTCTATTCAGTAATTTACAAAATACATAAATCTCAGTATTAGCTGGTCTATATGCAGTAAGATAAACAACTAAATCTTCCGCTTCCTGAGTTAGAAGAACTGACTTGGAAATATATTTATTGCCCATTTTGCCACCAGATGGTGATGCCTCATTAATAATTAATTGACTATTAGCTCTGGATACTTTATTATGAATTAATAAAGCTGATCTTTTAATATCATTTAAAGTTGGAGTTAGATAATCTGTATTTGAAGTAAAATCTGCTTTTATTTGAAGTGATTTTGTTCCCCCATCAAAATAAAGTTCATCTGATCTTGATCTTACAACTCTACTTTTATCAACTAATTTCTGATTTTTATCGAATTCGACATTTATGAACGAAGTGTCTAAAGTATTAGATGCTAAAGATGTCCCTTTGAATGATAGAGTTAAATTAGTTTTTGGTGGTTCTGCTCTTGCAAATTGTGGAACAATTTCATCATATACATATACTCCTAATGAATATAGATTAGCGGCTGTTCCAGAAATTTCACCAATAAGTAATGGATTAGTATTCTTAGAAACATACAGTTCTCTAAAATTCATTGTGCTATTAGCAGTAGACCTTTTTAAAATTAAATCTCTTGTTCCATTAATATAAGTTTCTTCTCCATATAATGCACCATTAGTATATAAAAACCCAATGGTAGCATTATTATCATTAAATGTTGGAGATGCATTTATAGTTAATACAGTATTGGCCGCACCATTAACAACACCTAAAATTTGTCTAATATCAGTTTGTGATTGCCCATTAGAAGATAGATAAATTAATTTATTTGTTGCATTAAGATAAGCAGAGTTTGCAGGAGTAATTGTTATTGTCGTTGAAGTCTTGCTAGTCAATACATTACTCGAACCAATGACACCATTTGAAACAAAAACTTTTTCTCCGCGCAGAAATGGCTTACTATTCGTTAATACTTCTCTCTGTAGAAATTCAGTATTAGCATTAGTAAATGTAAGATCGCCTACTAATGTTGGAAATGTAGTTCTAACCATTCTGAATTTTAAATCTTCATTTTGATATGGCGTCCATGTTCTTCCATTAGAAGATGTAAGTAATACACCAGTAGATGGATTTGTAGAAATTAATCCTTTTCCACCAACATCAGTTTTACTTAATTCAGATGTCCACAATTCAAAATCTGGATGATCGCCATCAGCGGATATTACCATAGCATATTCTTTTTGTGTTTTTAGAAATGGAGGAACCCCAAATAAAAACGCAACACCATCTATTGAACTATTTAATTTAGCTTGGGTATCATAACCTGGAATAATTGTTCTAAGTGTGCTGGTTAAATATCTACATTTAGCAAAAGGAACAATACTTTGTGTAGGAATGCCATTTTCTACTTCATGAATAGCTAATGTAATTCCTATATTATCATCATCGGGAATTTTCCCAAAAAATAATTGAATAAATGTGACAAAAATACCAGGAGTATCATATGTTGGATCAGTTACATAGAAAGTTTGTGCAATCATTAAAATATCATTCCTTATTTATTTAATATAGATTATATATTAACCACCCTCTGAACTTGTTCCATCAGGAAGGGTATATCCATCTGGTATTTGTGTCCAACCACTCACATCATGTCCTAGGAGCGCGTATGCCCATGCTACATCAGCACTACCAGAGAGATTAACAAAGGTTACATATCCTGGACCATCTTCAGCATTTACCATAGCATATGAATAGGAAATTTCTTGACTATTAACATAACCATCAATTTCTGGCGTAGCAGTTGGTGGAGTTGCTTGTGAATTAATTAAATAAGTCTGTTGCTGATCCCTAGAAACCA